ATATTTTCAAATGCCTTAAAAAGAAAAAGATAGAAGGTGTTATCTTCCATCTTATCGTTCATAATCTTACCAGCTGTTCCTTCGTAGTCCACATTGTAAGGCGGATCTGTAAATGTTAGGTCAACTATATCATCTTGGATTAACTTTTCAACATCTAAGGCCTCAGTTGCGTCTCCACACATAACCCTATGGTCTCCAAGTTCAAATATGTCGCCTTTTTTAGCATATGGAGTTTCGCTTATTTCTGTATCTGGATCAAAGTCATCATCAGTTGCATTATCAGGAACTTCCTCTTCTAAATCTTCAAAACCAAATTGTCCCATATCCATTTCAATTGATGCTAGTTCATCTTCAAGTTTTGAAAAGTCCCATGAAGCAAGCTCAGCTGTTTTGTTATCTGCAAGTCTGAATGCTTTTATTTGTTCGTCTGTTAAATCATCGGCAATAATACAAGGAACTTCTGTTAATCCTAGTTTTTTACTTGCTTTAAGTCTTGTATGACCAGCAATTATCACATGTTCGCTTGTTATAACAATAGGAACTTTAAAACCAAACTCCTCTATACTTTTAGCAACAGCATCAACTGCCGCCTCATTATTTCTTGGATTGTTTTCGTATTCCTTTAGTTCTGTTACTTGTTTCATCACTATATTCATTAATCCATTTCTCCTCACCATTTTCAATTCTTCTAGCCATTAATTCGATCTCGGTTTTCTTTTCATTAAATTCAATACCAAATTTTGTAATAAGTAAATACTTAATTGCTGCAATATCTGGTAGTGACTGCTTCTTAAATTTTGTTATACGCTTCTTTTGTCCAGTCTTTGTTTCTTCAATGACTGTTTGAGTTTCTTCATACTCAAAGCCAACTGCTCGCCTATACATTGCATCTATTAAATTGTTTTTTAACTCTTCATCACCAAACTCAAATGCATCGTCTAATCTTTGATGAGTCTTTCTTAATTTAATAAGTGTTTTCTCAGTTATACCTAAAAACTCAGCAACCTCTTTTTGGGTCGCTCTTTTTGATACCATTTCTGCTATGGCTTTTAATTTAGTTTCTAGATGTCCAGATTTTTCCCAACGTTCATAAGTGTCAAGCATTTTTCCTTTCATATTTATCTCTCCAACTGCCACTAATATCGACAAAAAAATTGTAATAGTTAACCAGTTGGAATACTACAAGTATCTCTGCAAAAACAAAAAAAGAACTCATTGCTGAATTCTTTAAAAGTTTCTAGGCTGGTCTTATAGCCAGTATTCCATAGTTTTATTCTAAGCAATAACCATCTCTTTACAGCTTTGCTCATTTTAATAATATCATGCTCTTGACAATATCACAAGTGCTCAAGGGTGCTCACGACTGCTCATCGGTGCTCAACTTTTCAGGAACCTTAATTTCAGCTATCGCAAGGTCATGCCAACGCCTAATTGTTGCTTTTGAATAAAACATTTTATCAGCTATATCCTGCCAATTTTCCCAATCAATATATCTGTAAATTAACAATCTCTCGTATTCAGAGTTTCCAATAGCTGATATACAATCTAATATTTCGTTTTTGATAGTTTCAAGATTTTTTCTTAATTCATCGATTTCATATTGAACTTCCATTGCTTTGTGGATCCACTTAACAAATGGAGCTTCAAGATTTCTTGTCCCAGACACTCTTATCTGGTCAAAATTGCATCCAGGAACATTAAATGACAAGCGGTCATATTCATCGTGTAAAGCTTGAAGTTTTTTGATTTTCTTCTCTGCTTCATGGTATCTACTTAGATATTCTCTTTTATCCATTTAAAGTTCCTCCTTAAATTTGTCTAATACTTCAATTTCAATTGCTATGCCAGTAGGTTCATCTGACCATAGCTTTTCAACATGCTCAACTACTACCTGAGCATCATCATTCCAAAATCCTACCTCTGTCATACAATCTTTTAGCATCTTCTGTAAATTATCTGTATCAGGTTTCGTTACTCGCCATTCTAAATGTTTATGTCTTTTTCCTCTTGGGAATTGCCATATCACTTTTAATTCAATTGGACCAGCAAGTGGCGTTTTTGGTTTAAAAGGTTTAATGTGAGTAATGAGTGTGTTCCTTGCTTGTTTTAATTTTTCGGATTTATAAAAAACAGGCTTATTATTTACAATCGCTACTTTATTCATTTGAGCTGTCACAGTTGGTGGATCTAGTAATAAAAATATTTTCATTACTTCCTCCTTTTTTAAATTTTTAGGTTTTTAGTTTTGGTAGAAAGGCTAGTGCTGACGGATGAGGCATTTGTTTGGGATAGGGCAGGCTCAAAAGCCCTATCCTACAAACATGCGTCAGCTGGTTGTGGCAACAACTATATATAAGGCCTTTCTGCCAGTTTTTTTGCCAGCTGGTATATAGGATGTTTTCCCCTTTCTGCCAATTATCATAAATTTGGTGGCAAAACACATTTTTTCCTTTCTGCCAGACATTATTTTCTTCTAATAATTCCCTTTTCCGTTATGTATTCATCGCTAAATTCTTGAACTCTTGCTCTAACTGTTCTTTCGGATATACCTAAATACTCAGCTAAAATTATCGCTTCACATGTTTCATCTTCTAATTTATTAATGTCAAACGCATTATCAAATTCTTCTTTTCTAGATTCCGGAGTTTGTTTTCTTTTTCCGCTTTTATCTAAATTTGCTCTTGGGTCACCAGAAGCAAAATGTTTACTTAATAAACCTTTTTCATCCACATAATGTATTGGATAATCAAACCAAAAGTTAACTGGTTTTATATTAGCGAATTCTCTCAAGCTACTTTCAAGTCTCCACGCTGTTGCACGAGGATTATCTAAGTATTGTTGTTTAAATTCATCTTCAAGTTCTAATTCAATCATGTCTAATTGTGCGTCAGGATCTCTTGCGAACACTCCTGAACCTGATGCTCTATCCATTGCTCTTTTAAAACCTTGAGCTCCTTTAGAATGATGATGACAATATATTGCTGTTGCACCTGTTTCATTACAAATCCTATCGAATTGATTTGAGAATGCTCCCATATCTGATGCATTATTCTCATCACCAGTTATAACTTTATAAATAGGGTCAATAATAATTGCATCATAGCCTTGACCTTCTACTTTTCTTACAATTTTTGGTACAAGTTTATCAAGTGGCATTGCTTTACCTCTAAGAGTCCATATCTCTATATCTCTTTTGTGCTTAGGTTTTATTTTTAAAGCCTTATAAATTTCATCAAATCTATCTATAAAACTTGCATTATCGATTTCTAAGTTAATATAAAGGACTCTTGATTTCTTGCATTTAAAACCTAGCCATTCTATTCCTTCCGACAAAGATACCGCTAATTCCATAAGTAAAAAGCTTTTACCCGCTTTTGATGAGCCAGATATAAGCATCTTATGACCAACTCTGACAATTCCCTTTATTAATTCATCAGGGACTTTGGGCTTGTTATTTAATGCATCTTCTAAGTTCATGCTATCTGGTAATTCATCAAGCACTCCTTCAGTAAAATCCATCCATTCGTTCCAGTTCTTTCTTCCAATGTTTGTATCAACTAAAGTTTGCATTACACCGTTTCTTGTTACACCTGGCATTCTAGATAATCTTGAAGGATTACGATTTGCTTTATCAACTTTTAGTCCGTTTTTCTCTAAAAAATCATATAAGTACTCTACTCTTTTACGATATTCTGTTGCATTTGGTGCATCTACTCTTACAATTGCGTGTAAACTCTTCTTACCGCTATGAACTAAACATGCGATAGGAAGTTCAAACTTACGATAAAAAGCATCTTGTTCAGATACTGGCATTTCATCTGATTCAACCAAAGCGTATGACCATCTTGTAATGTTTTCATTTTTTACTCCGCTACCATCAACCGGATTAAATCTAATCCAAGCACCACATTCATCTTTATAATCACCAAGTGTTGCACCGATGTCCTCTGGGTACTTTTTAAGTGAAGTAATTAATTCTTTTGCAGTTCTATCATGATAACCTCTACCTGGCATCCATGCGCCTTCTGGATTTTGCCAAACATCGCTTGTTACATAACTTACTAATTCATCATCTTTGTATAGAATTTGAAGATAAGTTATTAATTGTTCAGTTGGGCTTAGGGAACTTTCTGGTTCATATATCATTCCATCGCCATCATATTCAATCGTGTCATTCCAGTCCATAACACCGCCATTTACTTGTGTGATGGGAACCCAGCCATTGTCTTTTGCCATTTTAATGATTGTTCCACCAGATACAGGATCAGAGGAGCCAGAAAAGCTCCTCCACTTTCTTTCACATTCGCCTTTTTTATACCTAGTATCATTTTGGCTCCATTCATCCCATACTGAACAATCATATCCTTCGGCTTTAAGTGCCATACCAACACTAATCCATTCATCATACGAAAGTTGTGACACATCTATTTGTTTTAAAGCCTCTAATAAATTGCTCATCTAATTTCCTCCTAAGGTTGATAACTATAAGGATCTACTCCTCTTGGAGTTTTCCATCCGTTTTCTGCTAATCTTGATATCATTCGGCTTGCATCATCAAAGTCCCAAAGTCCTACATGAGCAAAGCCATATTTTTCTAATGTTCTTATTTGTTTTGGAGTTGTTAATCCTTCGTTTTGTCTATTAATTAATTTATCAATAAGCATGCTTGCCATTCCTGAACAAGTTACAACTGATGAGTCAATTCCCACTCTTTCTAAATACTTAGCTTGTCTTTCACTAACTGGTCCCATCTCCCAAGCAAACGTTGGTTCATAGTCTGCTAAATCAATATCAGAAATTGAAAATGCATATTGAATAGGATCTACTAATTTTTGTTTTCTTCTACGCATTGCAGCAAGCTCTCTTGCGAGTGCCTCTTCACGTTCTTTAATAATATCGTTTTGAGATTCAACTTCTGCAGCAAGTAAATCGATACCACTTTCTTTATCCATCATTTTCTTATCAATGCGTTTCGCAAGTTCAGCATCTTTAGAAATAAGTGCAGATGGTCTACATAAATCGTGTCGTTCGGTCATCCATAGAAAATCAAGTAATAGTAATTCTTTCTTACCTTCAAATGGTCTCATTCCACGTCCTACCATTTGTTGATATAAACTTCTTATTTTTGTTGGTCTAAGAATTACAATACAATCAACACTAGGACAGTCCCATCCTTCAGTAAGTAACATTGAGTTACATAAAACATCGTATTCACCAGCTTCAAAGTCAGCTAATATTTCGTCTCTATCTTTACTTTCGCCATTTACTTCAGCTGCTTTTAACCCATGTAGATTTAATAATTCACAGAACTTTTGTGAAGTTTTTATAAGAGGTAAGAACACTACTGTTTTTCTACCTTTTGCATACTTAAGCATCTCAAGTGCAATTTGATTTAAATATGGATCTAATGCTGTACCAATTTGTCCTACAGCATAGTCACCATTTGACATTCCTACTTCATGAATATCTAATTCAAGCGGAATCATCTGTGCTTTAATTGGACTTAAATAACCATCTTTAATTGCTTGATGCATTGAGTATTCATAAGCTTTAGAATCAAAGAACTTTCCTAGATTCTTTTGGTCAGCTCTATCTGGTGTTGCAGTAACTCCTAGAACTTTTGCACTATCAAAATAATTTAATACTCTTTGATATGTGTCACTCATTGCATGATGAACCTCGTCCACAACTATCGTCTTAAAATAATCTCTTGTATAAGCCATTAACCGCTTTTCTTGTGATAGTGTTTGAACTGATGCAATAGTAACTTTTTTAGGTGAGCCAACGGCTGTTGACTCAGCCTTTTCCAAGGCTGAATCTAAACCGCTCACGTTTTTTAATTTGTCTGCTGCTTGATCTAATAACTCACCACGATGTGCTATTATTAAAGCTTTGTCTCCAGTCTTAGTTTCTTCTTCTACAACTTTTGAAAACACTACGGTTTTTCCAGTTCCAGTAGGAAGGACTAAAATAGTCTTTTTGTTTCCTTGAGACCATTCTGCTTGTATTGCATTAACTGCCTCATTTTGGTAAGGTCTTAAAATCATCGCCTTTACCTCCTAGAATGGAAGATCATCTTCCAAGAAGAACTCATCTTTATAATCAATAAATTTGTCAATATCGTTTGTTTTTCTTTCGTCACCACTTTGTGTTGTATAACTTCTTTGTTTAAAGTAAGCTCTACCTCTTGAGCCCACTACTTTGTTCCAGTCCATAGTTAATTTTTCACCATGCTTTTTCTGACCAATACTTCTAAAGAAAGCTGAAATACGCCATTCCAAAGTACGATATAAAAGCAAGTCAAACTTAACAATTGCCACTCCTTGTGGTGTTTCTACTTGGGCAGTAATAGTTGCTTTATTACATGCAGGAATCTTTGCCCCACCAGGGAATCTTCCTCTTTCAAAGTTCGTGACTGTAAAGTTATATTCACCATCAGGAAGTAATACAAACTCCTGCCCATCTGTTTCGATTGTGTCGTCCCAATCTATTAATAAATCTTTATTGTTTTCAATCATTTTTATTGTTCTCCTTTTTTATTTTTGATTGTTTTTACGATCTTTTCCCAATTTGGAATGATCCATCTTGTGATAAATTCATCTGAATAATTAGTGATAGGTTCATCTTCTTTGTAATGACCTTTACTTGCTACTACCTTCTGTAAGTCAGCTTCTGACACTTGTGCATCGCCGATCATCTTGTTTAGTCTTTCGATCACTGCACTCATGCCACTAATGTTTTCTGGATCAACTACTTCTTTCTTTTGTTTCTCTTGACCTTCAAAAAGGTGTGCAATTGCCTCGAATTTGAGCTCTAACTCCTCAGGCAAATCGAATCTGTTTTTAGCATCATAGGTTGGATTATGAGTGGTATATAAGACTCTTTTTCCACCTTGAGCTTTCTTGGTATTATTTTCTGTTGTAACTACATAAATCTTGTAATTAACAAAGAATAATGCGTCACACCACTCTTTAATAACTGGTGCTACTTGTCTTGTTAATTTCATCTCATAACGGTCAAACGCACCTTGCTCTTCTGGTAGTTCAAACTTACGAGGCTTTGCATGAGCTGTAATAACAACATTTATTCCTACTTCAATAAGCTCATCAAATAAACTTAATAATCTCGTGTATTCATCAAGTAAATATGTGTACCCTTTTCCATAGCCAAAATCTTCTATGTTATTTTTTCGGTACTTTTCAGTGACTGCATTAATACACATTGTTTCTGACCAATCTGCAGTGTCTAATACGAGAGTTTTACAAATTGTAGGGTTTTTAATAATTTCTTTAACAATTAGTAACAACTCATCCCATGACTTGCTGCACTTGATTCTTCTAACATCTAAATTGCTTGTTCCACCTTCAGTATCAATAAATAGTGGATCTGGGAACTTACTGGCAAATGTTGATTTACCGATTCCTTCTGGGCCATAAATAACTATTTTTAATGGCCTTTTTTCTTTACCTTCAATAATCTTTAACATTTTATTATTCTCCTTCGTTTTTAATTATTGCCTCTTCTCGAGGATCGCTTATTGGTGCTAAGACAATCGAACCAGCCTGCATATTTATATATGGACCTATTAGACCGTTAATCTTGTCTTTACCTATTCTTTTTGTGAGTTCAGTAATCCCAGCTAATTTGCGCTCAGTAAACGGATCAATTCCTGCTTCTTTACAAATCTTTATTACTGCCTCTTCATCTGTAATCTTTCTTGAACCACGTGA